CTTGAAAGGGGCGTCGTCGGCGAGAGCATCGAACCGCTCTTTCGCCGACTTGGCTTTATCCCACATCTTCGAGGGTGGTATCTCCTCCTTTATTGCGAATGGCCTTGGAACCCCTCCCACCCACCGCTGTTCAATGCGGGGAGGCCTTTCAGGGGGGGAGGAGCCTCGCGCCAACTCACATGTCGCAAGAATCGACACCCTATCCGGAGAATAGTGCCAATCCTTTAACGCGACAATGAGAGCGCGCAAGTGCTGAAGATGCAGCGGAGGTAAGTTCTTCTCCTTGACCGCCTCTTCAGTTACTCGCAATCTGCGTTGCAAATGTTTGTGCGCCAGCTTGAATGCCTCCCCTGCATCCATAGAACTGACTCTTAACCTAATGTCTGGGTGTCGCAGCGACTCCTTGACCCGACTTTGCCAGTACAGTTTGCTCTGTGACCGTACCATCGAGTACTCGTTATCGCAAGGGGTTCTAGCCCAAACATCCGCCCTCACTGCTCTCCACTTGCGGGTAAGGCGGGCTACCGTCGCAAGTAGGGTGGTCCTATCCAGAAGTTTGTAGGGTGACCAATCCCCTGTCAAACCTTTTGCCCCAAAAGGGATGCTAAAAGGGCTTCTCACCAGCACGAGCCTTGACGACCCATGCGGCTCGAGCCTCTGCCAGCTCCTTCTTAAGGCACGCCTCGCGTGCCTCGGGATCTGCTTGTTGCTCCACTCGGATCTGTGCTGCAAGCGACAGCTGCTCATATCCTCCCTCTAATGCGAGGGCGAAAGGGGTTTCTGCTCTTTCGAGTGCGGCGTAGGCCGAGGCGTTGATACGGGAAATTTCCCTGTCGTATCTGGCGGCTTCGGCCGCCAGGTTCTCGGCCGCCTTGGCCCGGGCTTCCCTCCGAAGCCCACGTGCAGACTGCGCGGCGTCCCACTCCGCGGCTGTTAAACCAGCTGCCTTCCAGTCATCAGGGAGTGACTTCTCCCTGGCACGCTCCGCGCGGTAATCGGCATACCACGCCCTGACATGTGGAGATCCCAGTAGCTTATAAACCGCCTGAGATGACGCGGTGGTCTTGAAATGCGCGTTGAAGGCAGTGACCAGTGCCTCAACTTCAACAGTGTTGACGGGGGTTTGAGTGCTCATTACACTCGGG